GTAATACTTACAGATATATTTGTAGGGTACAGAGGCCCCCCTGCGTGAGCGAAGAATATCCACCCTACAAATAATACGATAACCTCCCTACAAATAAATACTAATATACTATGAAGACCCGTGGCCTCTCATGGAGGTAATAGCCATAATTATGGTCGCATTTGCGGCCTTGCTTGCTGTTGAACGAAAAAAGACCGATGTGCTGGTCGAATCGGGTGAGTTCACCGATACGGTGGAACCTATTCCGATATTGTCCCAGTACCGCTCGGACGGTGGACTGTGGTTGTTGAGAGATGGTGGAATGAAATTCTTCAACTCAAAGCGGCTCCATGTGTGTCGCACCGGGGCGAAGGAGCAATTCTACACCCTCTACGAAGAGGTGATGTGGTACAACGAGTACGGGTGCAACCACTCAATCGTCTACCTTGGCAACCTAGCCCACAACAAGGATGACGCACTTGCGAAGGCATACGAGAAGGCGTGGAGTACCATCAAGACGGCCATGTGGCACGATGTCCACGTAGACTTCCACAAGAGCCCCCGCAAGGTTTCCAAGGCCTACTACGCCTTCACCGACGAGAACGGCGAGAACGGCATTGAAATGAAGTTAGCGAAGTCAGGGAGGGTCTATTGGGGCAACATTAGCGGAAGCGCGGCTGATAGGTTCTGGGACTTGTGGAACGAGGACGCTGAAGCCATCAGAAAGGCCGGGTTCAGCATAAGCAAGAAGGGCTACGGACGTTGGCTCATATTCATGAAGGCCGAGGTCATGAACGTTGACTATGAGCGGGAAACCGTCACCTACGAACCCGAAGTACCCCGCCCCGATGCCATGGCGCGGGCTGCACTTGGGGGTCTACTCTACAAGTGACACGAAACGGGCCGGGGGGCTTCTCGCTCCTCGGTCCCATTTTTTACCTTGAGTTTTTATTTGTAGGGTTTTGTTTTTATTTGTAGGGTTTTACTATTTGTAGGTTTTTTATTTGTAGGGTGGCTGTATTTGTAGGTAGCACGACAAAAATATTTGTAGGGCAGGTGTGTGGTGATAAACAACATACTATATACTATGACGATAATTTCATATTGCCGCTCAAGGCGAGCGGTGTTCCCCTTCGGGGGTTCGGGAAACAAGGAGGTAAAAAATGAACTTTGTAGAACAAATGAGAAAGACAGTGAACGCAAACAAGGAGGCATACCCGTTGCTTAGTCAGTGGACTGACGCGATGTGGGAATCCCCCTTCATGGAGCAGTACCTCAAGGACGGGAACGACCACGAACAAGGCCGGTCCATACTTGAGGTAAATGGCCGACCAATGGGCCAAGCCGTTTGGAACCTGATAGTATCTAAGCGGGACTTCACAATGTGGACAAAGCACAAGATGAAGCCTACAAGGACATGGAAGGTAAACAACGCGAAGAAATACTTCGGTATCAGAGGCGCGGGCGACAGTTTGATGAGTGAATTTATGCTCGTCTACAACGTCATTCATGAAGGGATGTACTGAACATAGGACGACACGTAAAGGACCGGGGGGCTTCGGCTCCCCGGCTCCCCCTTGTTTTCCGTTTTTATTTGTAGGGTTTTTCTTTTTGTGAGTGTGCGTTTTATTTGTAGGGATTTATTTGTAGGGTGAAAATATTTTACCTAGTGTAAAAAGTAAACTGCATTTATTTGTAGGGTTGGAGAATCCCCACCGAGCCGAAGCCCGGCGGGGGGTTGCGTTCACCTTTGGCGGTTGGGTGTGGGGTTGTCACGGACTGCCCGCTTAAGGCGCTCAATAGTCGCGTTGGGGGCGTCCTTTCGGGTCAAGGTATGCGAGGGTACCAGTGAAGAAAAAGGGACGATTAGAAAGGCCCCACGGGGGGCGGAGGCGGTCATTTAGACCGCCCCCATAACAGGCACGTCAAGCACCCGCGAACCCATCCCGTCAAGGATTGAGCGAACCTCGGAGAAGTCCGGCGCGTTAGGGTCGATGTAGACGAAGACCCAACCCACGCCCGCCACGTTGACGAAAGCGAACTTCATTGAATCAAAGCACACCTGACCGGTGCGCTTGACGGTTCCCCAACACTGACCGCGCCCGCATGAGGGGCAGCCGCCCACGGTCCTGAAGTCGCGGTTCCTGCGGTACTGAGGCGGGTTCATGGCGCGGAAGCCACCGCCGACGCGCTCGGTCAACTTATGGCCCTTGACAACGCCTGAAGCGGTCAAGCGTGGCAGGTTCAGAGTCCGGTGATAGTCGGCACCCTCACGAACCTCTGTCAAAGGCATGAAGGCGCTGTTGGGGTGATTCGTGCCGCACAATGAGCCGGTGTAATTACCATCCCCGGAGCCGTCACGGGCTATGCAATCAGCACGCCCACACCCGCATAGGTGGCGCATTCCAACGTTGAAGTTGAACGTCCCTGCTCGGGCGTTGTCGTCATTGTCAACCCTGCCGGTGTTGTACGGGCTGAGTCCATACGTGTAAATCGTGATACGTGCGGTGCCGTCCTTGAGAACGGCGACAGTGGGAAGGTCAAGGCCAACAGCGGCGGCCACGGTAGGCCGGGCGGCTGCCTCGCGTGCGAGTCGCTGCCCTGCGTGGTATTTGCTGCGGTACTGCGTACCTTCGCCGGTCAAAAGACCGAGGGACCGGGAAACGGTCAAGACGTGCCGAGCGTCTAGTGTCTCACCCCCTGCGGCAATGGCGTTCATTGTCGTGCCTCCGTTTGCGTGTTTGTCCTCGCGCATGGGTATGCGTGGGGGTGTGAGGTTATAACCTATTTGTAGGGCCTAAACGATGCACTGCGCCGCTGTTGTGTCGTTTTGCTGCCAAAACTAGCAAACATACCCGGCGACTTGCTGCCTACCCTCACGCGAAATTTTTTACAAAATTTTTCAAAACTAGGTTAGTTTATATTCATACGGGGTGGCTGCGTTCTGCTTGCGCTCTCGCATGACCAAACCCGCCTTCTGCATATACCGTCTGACGGCACTGGGTCGTATCGGCCTCCACGTTCTGCTGACCCGCTTGTTGGCCTCAAATGCTATCTCTGTCGGTGTTCGCCACTCGGAGAAGAAGCCCTCCTCCGCCAAGCACTTCATCAGGAACGGGTACAACGCCCTCTTGCTCATTGGCCCTCTCGTCTGACTCTTCGCTAGTTCTTCTTTCCACATATTACAAAACTCCCCCTCTGTTCCTCTCATCAAAATCGCCTCCGGTTGATGACTTTACCGCCAGCACCCCCGAAGTCTCTCCTTATCTTAGGCGCACCACCCAACCAAGCACCGCCAGTCATGGTTGTCATGACCACTGGCATATCCTGTTTCTTGTAGGTGAATTGGTCTATGGCGTGGGCAAAGGCCATCACACAGTCGTTGTGCTTGCCCAAGTCCACAATCAACCCGTTTCTCCATGCGTGAGTCTCCAACTCCTCCAACAGTATGCTGACAAGTCGCCTTGTCTCGTCGTCACCGTAGGGGAAGCAGACCATCTCCCGCTCAAACCAAACTCGCAGCCTGTTCATCAAACCCTGCTTCAGAGTCCTGTTGCTTGCCTTGCTCTTTCGATAGTCAACGACTGCGCCCTTCTGCATCAAGATGCTCTCGTACAACTGCTGGAAACCCACGTCCTCCGCAGCGATAGGCGCACTGAACCTCTTTGACCACTCGACCAGCATATCTGCTTGCTTGTCAGGTGGGAAGTCGTTTCGCCTCCACATATTGACGAAGTGAACGTAGCCCTCCGGGTCTTGTGCCAAACAGACGATAACCGAGTAGTCCTGCCCAACACCGTGTGCCGGGTCGAAACCCAACACGTATCGCCAGTCATCTTGCTTCTCGATGCCAAGCACCCTCTCCAACTGCAAGTTCTTGCGGGTCTGACCCCGTGGGAACACAGCGGCCTCGTCATCCACGACACGACATAGGTACTCCTGCACGAATGACAACTCACCCATAGCCTCCTTCTGTTCAAGTAGAAACTCGATGGAGCGGTACTCGCCCCACAGCGGCTTGGGTTCTACGGCATCCGGGTCTGCCCGATACTCGTCCCAGTTTGGTATCGCACTCCAAACACCAGTAGTCCACGTCTTGTTGCCAATCATCTCTGTGTGATACAGGTCATTCATGCTCAGGGGCGTGCCAACTACGTACAGGCTTGTACCGGGACTCAGCATCGGTGTAATCTTCTTGCGGAACCAGTTGCGAATCTCATTCCAGTTGGTATCGCCCGTGTCATCGAGAACGTCATCAAATGCGATGCAAGCGGGATGCTCACCACGAATCGCAGCACCCACAGACGTAGCACGAATCCATGCCCCGTTTGTGAACCGCAACTCCAACTTGTTGCCCCTCTTGTTGTCAAGATACCTGCTCAACTGCGGGTGACGCTTCAAGTCCTCGCGTATCTCCTCAAGCCTCCTGCTTGCCAAGTCCTTGCTCGCTGAGAACAGCCAAATGGACATCGGCTTGTCTCGCCACTTCTCAAACAAGCACTTGTGTAGTAGTTTTATCCTCAAGGTAGTTGACTTGGAATGGTCCCTAGGGGCGATGACACATACCCTCTGAACCTGCGCCCCCTTCCTGTCGCCGTACATATCCATCCACT